CCAGATTTATTATCTTCTCTTAAAGCTTCTTTCATATTTTTAAGAGTAGTTTCAAATTCTGGATATGAAGACAACACACCTTGAGCATTTTCTTTTCTAATCAATATTAAAGCTTTGTCATATTTTGCTCTATCTTCATCACTTGCAGTAGCACCTAAAGCGATCATAAAACTTTCTAGTCTTGCTCTAGCTTTATCTTTACTAACAAATTTGCCATTATTATAATCTCTTGTAAATCTATCAAACCAAAGATCAATATTATCATTTCGTAAATTATATTCTTGAACAACATATTGTCTTAAGTCTTTGTGTTTAATAAGTAATTCTTTATAAGTTTTTACATTACTTTTTAAAATTTTTGTATAGTTTGGATCAGAAGGAGATATTGAATAATTAATAGTTTTAAAAGTTTCTTGTATATCTTTTCTGTTTGCTGCATCAATCAAATCAGATTCTTCTTTATTTGCATCATTAATTTTTTTATATATATCTTTCTTTAATTCAAAAATACTATCGTCTTGATCCGTAAACTCCCCTAATGTTTTTTGTACTGGTAATCCTGTTTTAGTAAAACCTTTAGGTCCAACTTTTATTTTTTTCATAAAATCAATATAATCATCTAATTCAGACTGTGCTTCTACCCAAGAAACTTGACCATTTTCAAAATCACTTAAAATTTGATAACTATTTTTTTTTATTATTTCAACCATACCAGCAGGCGAAACAATTTCTGTTAAACCTAATGATGCAGTATAATCTGCATCTTCTTGAATCTGAGATAAAGCATAGTTTTCTCCATCTTGGAAATTTGCATCAATAATATTTAATTCTATATTTTTATTGTATTTATCAATATTACGAAAATATTGTAATGAAGAATTTGAAATAAGGTTTTTATAGTTATTTATATTTGCATCTGCTTTTGTTTCCATTTGTTTATTCATAACTTTACGAATAGCAGCATTTTGTTGTGGGAAAAAATATTTATCTAATAGTTCAGATCTAATACCTTTTGTATCTAATAACTGTGTTTCATTAAATTCGTTCAAAGCATTTTGAAATTCTTGTGAATCAACACTAAATTGTGATAATGAAACTGGTGTAGTACTACCATTTTGATTTGGGACTTGTACAAAATAATTTGTAAAAAATTTATCTGTTTTACTTTCTGATATATTTGCTAAATTAATTGCTAGTTGTTTTTCAATTCCGTACTGTGTATAAACATTTCCACCAATAAAATTTCTAGCAAATCTTTTACCTTCATTTTTCTCTAATTCTTTTTTTATTTTATCTATACCTTCTGGTGTAGATGCCAAAACTTGTGATTGACCTGCTTGTATATTCTGTGCAATTTTAGTATCAATTTGATTGCTTAAATATTTTTGTATAGTTGGATTTACAGCAGCTAAAGTTTCAGCTAAAGACTGAATACCTGATTTAGGTGCAACACGAACACCTTGCTCAAAAGTATCTACAGGATTAGCAGAAGGTTGAAATGATGTACCACGAAAACTTTGTGTCATAACTTATTGTGAAGGTAATAATCCTAAGTAGTTTGTAACACCTGATGCTGCTGTATTAAGCAGTACAGATCCTAAAGATGGTACTTGGTTATACGCTTGATTTATATTACCTTGTAATTGATTTAATCTATTATTTCTCTGAGTTTCTAAACCTTGTATATTTCTACTGTATTGTCTTCTAAATGAATCTAAAGTTTGTCCTATACTATTTCTTTCATTTGCTGCTTGTCTCTCTGCATCTCTAACTAATAAACTTGCTGTTAAACCTGCTCGTTCTGAAGCTTGTATTCTTCCTCTAGCTTGTAATCCTCTTATTGTTGCAGCTAATCTTTCTTGATTTTTTGAAGCTTCAGTTTCTTTTAATCGTTCAGCTAAAGCTCCTTGTTGGTTAGCAAAAGATTGTTCTGCTGATCTTGCTGCAATTTGTGATTGTTGAGCTACTTGTGCTGCTTGCTGTTGTGCTGCTGATCTTCCAACTAAATTAGAAGCTAAATTTATACCAAGGCTTGCACCAAATAAAGTACCTACTTGTGATCCTAATGCTGGTAATGCTGCTACACACATTTAAGAAATCCTTAGAAATTCGTAGAAAGGTTTTTTCTCTTCTCCATAATTAGCATGGTATTTAATAAATTTAAACCCTAGAGACTTTAACCATTTTATAGCAGAAGTATTCTCTGCATATACAAAATTATATAAGACTTTGTAAGATTTCAACAGACTATCTACCCATTCCCTACCTTTTCTTATAAGTTGTATTTTATATTTTTTATTAGTAAATAAGTCATCAGTAGCAACCATCCATATACAACCATCACTAACAACACCGCATAAACCTATAGGTTTATCATCATCATCTGCTATTGCCATATTAGTTTTTCCATGTAAATAAGTTAAACGCAAAGCATCTTGTGGTTTTTGTCCTGTTTGATAATATGCTTCCAAGCGATCTATTTCTCTAATATGTTCACATACATAGTTTAGATCTTTTAAATTTGCTTTTCTTAAATAACCCATTAAATACGTCTACTTCTCATATAAAACATAGCTTCATATTCAGCACTGGCTAATGTTGCAGGTAGAAAAGTATTATTTTTTATATCTATTGTTACTTTATCAGCCTTACTCATAATTGGTACTTTAAATATACCTGTCTCTAAATTAATTTGACCAATAGTTGAAGAAGATGTACCAACTAAGCGACCAGTAAATTTATGTATGCTTGTATCTCTATGCTGTGGAGTTACTTCAACTTGAAAGAAAGCAGAGTTTTCAAATTTTAAATAAAAATGTTTTAGTTGTAATCGTCCGCTAATAATTTCACCTGTGTTAGATCCACCAGTACTTTCTGTTAATCTTTGATTACTAAATCTATAGTGCATTTCATAGGGTTCACCAATAATAAATTTAGAATTTCTATAGTCTCCACTAGCTGTAATTGTATTTGTTAAACCATTAGTAGCATTTGTAGATATTATGATTTGACCTGCTTTTAAATTTTGTGTAACCCCTTTTGTATCAACAAATGTACTTGTTTCAGTGCTAGCTAAATAACGTCCTATGACTTGCATCTTGGTATGTAATTTATATGGCACAGTAATAGTTGAAACTTTAGTAGTACTGTTATAAGCAATGGAAACACCAGCAGTTGCTTCTGTAATTTTACGATCTAAATGAAATTCAAACTCAGAAAATGGTTCTCTGAAGTCAGATACAAAAGGTATCTTTTCTAAAATTACTTCTGCACCAGCATCATTAAATAATATAGACCTATCCGTTACTATAAATAAATCAGTACCAATAAAATCTATATTTTTAATTTCTCTGCTTGGATCAAAAGTATATGTAAACCAAGAATTTAATATCTTTTCTGATCTTTGTCCATATAACCATCTATTAATATAAAGTTTATTTGGATTTGTAGCACCCAATAAAACCAAGACATCTTCGTTAGTTGAAACAGCTACTTTATATATGTCATTAGGAATTAATCTTGGTACATGTATAGAGATGTTTGCAGCATCTTGTATCTGTACTCCTTGTTGTAATATATATTCTCTTACACCAGCAAAGTTGCCTTTCTTATTTAAAAAATAAATACTACCTCCACTACCTATAGGTGCAGCTTCATCTGTTGATTCAAATTCTGTTGATACAATTACGTTTGCTGATTTAGGTGTCAGTGTATCTGATGAACTACTTAAAACAAATTGTGTTTCATCAGAAAATAAAATTAATTTTTCTCCCATAGATACAGCATGTTTTAATATTGCTACTTTTGTATGAGAAGCAGCTACATCTATAGGGTCACTATCTATTGTTGATATAACAGTCTCAGGAAAGAAGTTAAAAAATTGAGATACTCTAGAAAGTATTACATTGTCATCAGCTAAAAATCCTAATCTATTTCTAAAAAAGAAAACATTATTTATTTTTGATCCTATAAATGATGGATCTGGTGCAGAGTCTTCATCTCCAACATTTCTTTCTCCCCATTTTGGTACATTAAAAGTTTGATTAGCTGATGTATATGCATCACCATCTACTCTTGCAAATCTAAAATTACCATCAGACTGCCTTATTAATACATGTGGCATAGTGTCGTAATTAAATTTAAATTTTATACCTGCTTCTACTGATTCTTCCCATTGTCCTTCAGCTAAAACACCTACACCATTAGAATTATTAGTAACAAATTTCACATAGTAATTATCAAAGTTTGTAGATTCATCTCCTTTTACTTCAACTACCATGCCATTAGGTGCAACAGTTGGTAAATCTGTAAATTGTTGTACTGTATTTTTTACAGTTGTAATCTGAGTATTACCTTGAGTATCAGAAGACTCCACCGAAAAATCAGAATTATCATTTTTCTTTATATGTAATACTGGACCATTCTGATTGATTGTAAAACCAGTAAGGTTAGAAGTAAGAGAAGTTCTTATAGAATCTGCAACAGTTTCAGTACTAAGAGGATCATCATTTGACGTATCCTTTGTAGCTACAAAATTATCAACCTTTACTTTATAAGTAGTTTTATCTGATACACGATTAAAGAAGACTATTGCCTGTGTAACATTACCTGCTGATAAGGTTGTATCCATTGCAGTGGTAACAGTTGTATTGACGACAAAAGTAAAATCAGCAATAGTTATAGTTTTTAATTCAAGTCTTGGATTTGTGCAGTTTAAATAATTTATTCCATCAGGTTTATTAACTGTAAGTTCTGTACCATCTAATTCAAAGACTCTTACATTAGCAGGGTTTAATGAAAATACTACAACATATCTTTCATTTACATCTCTATTAATCATTCTTACATGACTATTTGTTATCTGAGCACCACCAGCAATTAATTTACTTACAAATTGGCTGCCAGAACGCTTTGTAAGACCTAATACAGGATCGCTATTAGCATTATCCTGTATATCAGCATGGTCAGCTTGCTTTGTGGCATCAGAAGATTGTGATATTCCTCTGATTAATGTAGGAATTGCTCTTGATCTTAAAGGCATAATTATCTAATAAGTACATTTGCAGGTGAGTATGTATTAAATACATTTGTTAGAGAAGGATCTCCTCTTAAAATATTATGATCGCCATTACTAAGATCAGTTTCAACTAAGATTGCTCTAGCTCTATTTTCATCTTGTTGTGTATATGACCTTAAACCATCATCAGTTACCATTCTATCTACAAATATTCTTGCAGCTTTAATAGTGATATAGTATCTAGCTTGTTCTGGTATCTCGTCGAATTTTCTAAAGTAAACAACAGTAGATATAAGATCTTCTTCAAATTCAAATTTATTATTTAACCTGTCATATAATTTCAAACCACGTTGTATTGCATCTATAGTTGGATGCTGATGAATATTAGGATCAACTCTTAATACATCAGTAGAAAGAGCAATTTGTTTAGAAGCATCTCTAGTAAGAGTTACATCTATTTCAGTATTAAAAGACCAACCTTCCATTTGAACTACTTTATTAGTTTCGTTCAAAGTAGATACAGCCATCTTTGCATCAACAGGTAATGTACCTGTCAAAGTATTAACAGGTGCTTCTCCTATAGCAGCCAACATAATGTTGATGCTTTCAAGTTCAGTCGTTGCAGCTACAGTCATAATTTAATACTTTTTAATTTTAAGTTTATCTCTATTACCTTTTTTTTTCTTTTTCATTTTACCGTAAGCCATAGTGTCCTCCTTTAAGCTTTACCTTTATTGTACTGAATAACTATTTGTTTATCTTTCATACTAAATGGACCTGCACCAGATAATCTTTTTAAAGCTGCTCTGTATTGAGATTCAGTAATATTTGCAATCTTTAAATTTTTTCTAGATTGCTTTTTTTTTGTTGTAATTTTTGCCATAAGAAAATACCTAAATAAAAAAAAAGAGTACCCATACTTGAGTACTCTTAATAAATAATTTTTTATGTAGCAGATAACTTGATTGTTGCTGCACATTCTGGTCTTAAGATGCCATGACCTAACGCATACTTAGCAACCATTAAGGTGCCTTGATACATTATTCCATAGTCAGAACCAGAGATCTCAGTTGTCATATCCATCAACTTAACTGTACCAACAGCAGATTTGTGGAATACTAAACCGATAGTTTTACTATCGTCACCTGAGTAAGTGTTGTTAGCACCTGATGGGTTTGAAGCAACGTTTGACTGAGGTACGTTGTTGCTCATCATTACAGGAATACCTGCGACTTGCTGTACACGACCTGATGCAAACGAACCATTACCTTGTGGGTTGAAGTCAACATCTACAGTTCTTGTAGCAGACTCAGCAAGTTTGTAATACTCAGCAGGTGGCAATACACAGAAACGATCTGTTGGAGGAATGTCTCTTTCGTCAAATGTCTGTGCAATGTCATAGATAGCAGCAGCTATCTCATCACCTGTGACGTTTGCTGAAGTTGTATTACCAGTAGCTAATGTTAATGTAAGACCACCATTACCACCTGTAAGAGTAGTAGATGCTCTTGAAGCATTAGCGATTTGCTTGGCTACGTTTTGATCGTATGTTCTAGCTAAAGCCTTACCAAGCTCATCAGCATAAGTAGCTCTAACGTCATAATGATTCTTAAGTTCATCAATCGAAGCTACAAAACTTTGTGCGATTAATAGATCATCAATGTTGATAATCTTTTCATTTGCCAAGATTTGATTGGCTCCAACGAGAGGAGTTCCTACTGTGTGATACGCAGCAGTAGCAGTTCCTAATACTGGAAACTGTGCTGACTTACCACTTGTGATAGTACGAACTGAATGAAGTTGCTCATTGAAGATGTTATTTCTGGTAAATGCTGTTAGAACCTCTCCTGAGAAAATTTTCAAAAAGAGATCATTAAAGCCAGTACCAGTATTATTAATCAAACCAAGGCGAGATACGGTAGCGTTAGCCATCCTATAAAGTCCTTGTGAATAATTTAAAAAGTTAATAACTAACTTCGCTTCGATCCTTTTTCGCAAGTGGTATCTGACGCATCAGGCACTTTAGATATTTAGATTTACGCTTTGTTAATTTTATACTGAACCGCAATTCCACTTGCGTAATGCAAGGGCTTTACGAGTTAACTTACCATCTTTCTTTAACGGTCCTCTACCTGCAGAGGCTCTTGCACAGTAAGATTTTCTTCTGGCTTTCTCTCTGGGTGTGAGACCTGTCTTTTTAGTAACAGGAGCTTGCAAGTTT